GTCAAATCTGGGGAAGGCGGGCGGCGTTATGGTAGGATTTCACACTTCACAATGGACGATGGGCAGGGCGCGCCGTATCAACTCCCCCCCGAGGAGTTCATCCAATTTAAATTTCACAACCCGTTAAATCCCTGGCGCGGCTTGTCGCTGATTAGTGCGATCCGTTTGAGTATCCAGATTGACGAACTCGCGCAGGCGTGGAGTTATTTGTTTTTCAAGAATAGCGCAAGGCCTGATTATGCGTTGATGGCTCCCACTGGCTTGACGAAAGATGAGCGGGACGAATACAAATTACAACTGATGACCGGGCATGGCTTCCCAAACTCCCACGAACCGATTATTCTTGAAAGCGGCGTGGTAGACATAAAAACGCTAAACTTTGCCCCTAAAGATTTAGAGTGGGTCAATCAAAGGGAATTGTCACGGGATGAAATCGCCGCCATTTTTGGCGTGCCTGATGAGATTATGGGTTATGGGCGGGATACCTATGAGAACTTCGCAACGGCTGAAAGAGTATTCTGGACGCTGACCCTGATGCCGCTGATTGGGAAACGGGATAATACCTTGACCCATCACTTCCGTAATCTCGGCTTGCTCAAACCGGATGAACGCATCAAGACTGATTTGGCGAACGTCCCCGCCTTACAAGAAGATTTGACGGGTAAAGTTGCACAGATGCAACTCATGTTCAATGCGGGTGTGCCGATGAATGTCATCAATGACCGCTTAGGGTTAGGCTTGCCTAATCTCGAAGGCGGGGACGTGGGGTATCTGCCCGCCGCACTTGTGCCCGTCAATCAGGTTGGACAAACGTCCTTACCACCCGCCGCGCCAAAGATGTTCAAGGTCAACTCAAAAGCCTTTCCAGTTTACGGTTCGGAAGAACACATCAAGTTATGGCAGGGGAAACAGAACAACCTCAAGAAACCCGTTGATGAAATGCAACGGGGGTTAAAGAAGTTTCTCCAAGAGCAACAGTTATCCGTCTTGCGTAACTTGCGCGCGTCAAAAGTTTATGGACGGGGCAAATTCAAGGGACAGACGAAAGCCGTTGACCCGGCGGATTTGTTCGATGAAGAGGGTGAAACGGAACGGTTCAAAAAACGTTTTCGAGATGACGTACTGAAAGCCTTCACCAATGCCGCGCTCCGTGAGTTGGAACAACTCGGCTTAGAAGATTTCCCGTTCCTTGATAGCAACCCGTCAAGCGTGGCCGCCGTGAAGAAAATCCTTGAAACCGTCGCGCAGAAAACACAGAATACCACGTGGCTTGAGTTGGTAGACATTCTCACCCAGGCTGAAGCGGACGGTTTAGGTATCCAGGCGATTACCGAAATCTTGAATGATTTTTATGAAGGTAAGAAGTCAGACTGGCAAACCGAACGCATAGGCCGCACTACCATGACAGGCGCGGATAACGCCGGGACGCTGGAAGCGTGGGAACAATCGGGCGTAGTCAAGGGTAAGACGTGGCTTTCGGCGCTTGCCCCTGACCGCACACGGGATGCCCACGCCGCCGCACATGGGCAGAGTGTCAAGATTAGCGAAAAGTTTGAGGTAGATGGTGAGAGTTTGGAATACCCCGGCGATCCGAATGGTTCGGTGAGTAACATCGTTAATTGTTTGTGTTCCATGACGGCGGATGTATGAAAACCTTAGCAACTTTTTTACTCGCTATTGCGGAACGTCCAGACATGCTCACCCGGCTTTGGCGGGCGTTTGCGAAAATGCAAAAGGCGGAGAGTTTAGACGACTTTCGCCGGGGTATAATTCAGTTTGCAAAAGCGTTAGAAGTTGTGAATGATAATAAGTTTGACACGTAATCTAAAATACGATTATAATGAAAGACAACTAATCACTAACAGGCCGCGCTAACTGTAGCCCCGCCGCCCGCTTCCGAGCCGCTTCACTGAACCCGCTCTCTCTTATGAGAAGCGGGTTTTTTGTTTGGAAGTGACATGCAGTACAAAACCTTTTTGTCAGAATCAAAAGCCATTGATGCCGCCGCTGGAATTTACGAAGCGATGATTTCCACCGAGGGGCTTGACCGGGATAGCGACATTCTCACCGCAAGCGGCGCGAACTTATCCGACTACGAAAAGAACCCCGTTGTTTTATATGCCCACAATTATATGGAGTTACCTGTTGCTAAGGCGATTGAAATTCAGGTCATTGACGGCATTGGTTTGCGGGCGCGGTTCCAGTTTCCAGAAAGGGGCGTGAGTGAAAAAGCTGACACCGTGCATAAACTTTGGGCCGGGGGCTTTCTCAATGCCACCTCAGTCGGATTTCAACCCAAACAGGTAGAACCGCTCGGCAATGGGGGAACCCGTTTCAAAGAATGGGACTTGCTGGAATTCTCAATCGTCCCCGTCCCGGCAAATGCGGGCGCGTTACGTTTAGCCGCAAAAGCGTTAGAAGTGATGCCCATCCAAAAGCGCGGGCGTGTCCTGTCCTCAAAAAACGAAGAACTAATCCGGGGGGCATATGCTTCCCTTGAAACCGTTTTATCTTCCATTGGCGTACCCGAAGAACCGGGGAGTGAACCGGACATGCCCGAAGATGACCCGATGCAAGATAACTTGCAAGACCCCTCCCAAAAGGATACAGAGACCACCGTCTCTGTTGCCATGCCTACGCAAACCAAAGACCCCGCCGAGCCGCCCATTGATGACCCATCGCACGCCGAGAGCGAAGCCGCGTTAGAAGCGTTTGCGAAAGCCCTTATCAACCTTACTGAAAATTGGAGTAAATAATCATGTCTACCTTAGACGAAGCCATCGGTAAAATTACCGAACTGACCGAAGTCGTCAAGCAGAATGGCGGGACACAAGGCCTGCAAAAAGAAAGCCTGATGGCTGACTTTGAAGCCGCCCTTGAAAAACACAAAGCCGCGCTGTTAGACGAGATGCCTGTCCGCCGGGGCGAAAGCCCGGTTGACGTTTCCGAAAAAGCCCTGAACAAGTATCAGGGGAAATACAAGGCCGAATTGACCGCCATTGCCAAAGATGGCTATTACAAACTCGGCAACACCAAAATGACCGCCGCCGATTTGTGGATGGCTTCCCATCTCTTGACCCAGGCGAACATCAAGCGCGAACAAGGGTTGTCCTTTGTCGGTTCCGACAAACTCAAACCCGTGTCCCAAGACCTGCAAAGCGCGGTCAAATTGATGACTTCCACCGGGGCCGGGATTGGGGATGAATATGTCCCCACTGGCATGGCAACCGAACTCTGGAACGATTTCTTTGCCGCCTCTCGGATTGTGGCTGACCTGCCCTCGCAGGTAATGCCTACCGACCCGTTCGACATCCCGCTCGGCTTGACCCGTCCCACCTGGCGCAAAGGCGCGCAGGGACAGGCGCAAACCGCCGCGAACCCTGGCACGGCAAAAAGCACGCTCACCAGCACTGAACAACTTGTCGAAGTCGATTGGACTTACAACTTAGACGAGGACGCGGTTGTCGCGATGATGCCCGCCTTACGGCAAATGCTCACCATGTCCGGCGGTGAACAAATGGATGCCTTCGCGCTGAACGCAGATAGCACCAACGCCGCGACGGGCAACATCAACCTGGACGATGCCAACCCTGACAATGATGCTTACTACCTGTCTGATGGACAGGATGGCATCCGGCATCTGTACATTGTGGACAACACCGGGCAACACGTAGACGCGGGCGGCGATGCCCTCGCGGATGCGGATATGGTAGGCGCGTTGAACAAGCTGGACAAATATGGCCTGTCTCTCAACGAGTGTCGGATTGTCCCCGGTATCGGTGCGTACTTTGCAATGGTAGGCTTGACGAATGTCAACACCGTTGACAAGTACGGACAAGCCGCGACCATCGTCACGGGTGAACTCGCCCGCTATCGTGGCGTGCCTATCATCCCTTCCGCCTCTCAGCCCAAAGCCGAGGCAGACGGGAAACTATCGAACACCTCTGCGAGTAACACCCTCGGCACGATCAGCTTGTACAACCGCTCTCAGTGGCGTGCGGGATTCCGGCGCGGGTTACTCATCGAAGTTGACCGCAACATTCAGACCCGGCAACTTTTGATGGTGGTTTCTTTCCGTATCGCCATTGCCGCGAACGGGACACGCAGTGCCGCTACCCACACCAGCGGTATTCGCAACATTCTCGTATAGGAGAAATCGACATGGCTGGCGAACTTCCCCTCTCTGTCAAAACTTTTTCAATCTCGTTCAAAATCGCGAATGCGACCACAGGCGAGAGCAACACCGACCTGACCCGCGACGGCGGTAACTCCCTGTGGGTTGCCCCGAAAGCGGGTTCGATTGTCGGCATTGGCGTGGCGTGTAGCGCGGCGATTACCGCCGGGACGGCCACCTTCCGCGCGCACTCGGCAAGTACCGAAATCGCGGATGCGTCGTACCCCGCGCCCGTGTGCTCATCTACCAATCGTCACTCTTACGCCACCGTCCGCCCCCGTGCGTTGACGTTTGCGGCGGGAGATGCGCTTGGCATCTCCGTGACGACCACGACCACCCTGGATGCCACCAACACGCTCGATTTCGATGCTGATTTGTACGTGGCTTTCGACAATGACTAATGCGGTTAGCTGGTAACTAATCGTGCCTTTTGTTCGCGGGGGGTGGGCTTGCATAGACACCCCCCAAGAATATCGGGCACAAGTTACCAGAGATAAGACGAACAAAAGGACAAACTACCAAAATGTCAACTCAAACCACGCAAACGAAAGGATGGGGGAAAATCTGTCTCACCACCCGCCTGGAGAAACAAATTGAGGCG